CGGTTCCGGAGTATGGTGTTCGCACGTCCGATGACTCCGCCACAGCACGTCGAGTGACCCAAGCCTTCTTCGCCGCCGCGCTCCGGTTTCCACCAGCCATGTCAGTCCTCCAAGGGCGGGACGCCCTGTCCTTGATCGTAGACGTGTCCACACTCGCAGACCCGCTTCCACCAGCCCCCGAATGCGGTGATCACCTGCCGCTTGTCGGCGTGCGCCTCGCAACGCGGACACACCGCCAACTCGCGGGACGTCACGGCGCGACCATCGGGGCCGACTAGCTGTGTCATGGCGGTGCTATCGAACAGCTTTCTTGTACGAGAGTCCGGTCTGTTTCATGTACTTTGCGATAGACATGACTCTGCGACCGGCCGCGTAGTTTAGTGGCCCGCCACCGAACATGTTCTTGGACACCTCTCTTGCGATGCTGCCAAGAGACCGCCCACCGCCACCGGCCCGCCGGGTGACCCACGCCTTCTTCGCTGCCGCGCTCCGGTTTCCACCAGCCATGTCAGTACCTCACTCCTTGAACCGGATCAACCGATGGTCGCGGAGCGTGTCGCGCCAACTGCCCCCCACGCGATACGTCCCGTCCGCCATGTACAGCATTCCTTCCTCCCTAGCGAACAGACTTGAAGCGTCGCAGAAACTCTGACTGGCTGACGTTTTTCGTCGGCCATTTGAAGCCCTCTGGGAAGGCCGCCTTGAGCCAGCTTGGAGTACGGTCCGTTCCTTTGGAGACCATTTTGCCGCCGCCACCACGCCGCGTGATCCAGCCCTTCTTCGCTGCCGCGCTACGGTTTCCACCAGCCATGTCAGTCCTCCAAGGGCGGAACGCCCTGTCCCTGATCGTAAACGTGTCCGCATTCGCAGACCCTCTTCCACCAGCCCCCGAATGCGGTGATCACCTGCCGCTTGTCGGCGTGCGCCTCGCAACGCGGACACACCGCCAACTCGCGGGACGTCACGGCGCGACCATCGGGGCCGACTAGCTGTGTCATGGCGGTGCTATCGAACAGCTTTCTTGTACGAGAGTCCGGTCTGTTTCATGTACTTTGCGATAGACATGACTCTGCGACCGGCCGCGTAGTTTAGTGGCCCGCCACCGAACATGTTCTTGGACACCTCTCTTGCGATGCTGCCAAGAGACCGCCCACCGCCACCGGCCCGCCGGGTGACCCACGCCTTCTTCGCTGCCGCGCTTCTGTTTCCACTCATCAAGGCACCTTGTCGCAAGTAACGTTGAACACGAACAGGACGCGAGCGTCGTCGTCGCGCCGCATCACGGTCGGGGACTGGATCGGCTTGATCATGTGGTAGTAGGTCGATCCAAGGCTCATGCCCTGCACGGTCGGCAGTCCGAGGTACGCGATGTTGATCAGCGTCCTCGGACCCTCGTAGTCGCCACGCGCCCCACGGCAAACGATCTGGACAGACGGATGCTCGTACTTCAGGCCCGAGTTGCTGAACCCGAACTCGGGGGCAGACCCACCAGTCTCGAAGACCGCAGTCAGCACGTCCGGCTTCTCCGGGTAGACCCCGATGAAGATGTCCGTGCCCACCGTGCCCATTCCGAGCGTGGCGAGCTTGTCCGCGATCTCTTCAGCCACGGTTGCCATTCCGAATTACTTCGGCCAGTCGGCAGGCCGCTTGAAGTTCTTGACGTATCCCATAGCCTTGAATGTCGCGTTGATCCGTTGCGCCATCTTCGCATGAGACATGGATCGTTTCGCCCCGCCACTCAAGGCCCTTTCGACACGCGCAGTGGATCTTTTCTGACCAGAGAGGCTCGACACCTCAATGCCGCGCTTTGCTAGGTCACGCATCGTCAGCACACGGCCACCGCCGCGCTTGCGGGTCTGCCATGCCTTCTTCACTGCCGCGCTACGCGACCGACCGCCGCCGGATTGCCGCCCGTTCGCCATCAGCATTTCGGTCTCCTCACTTGAACATCCCCTAGACGTTGACCCGGCTCATCACTCGTTCGGCCAGCCCCGGCTTCGCGTCGTTGATCGCCGACTCCAAGAACTTCGCCTGACCAACAGGGTGGTGCGCCATGAGGTTCTCGTGGACGTAGATCGCGTACGGTGCCGCTGGGCCACCAACCGCGATCGCGCACGAGATGTCCCCGCCCTCGACCTTCGGCTTCTGCACCTCGTGGGACGCACGCAGAACACCTGTGTCCACGGGGGTTCTCTTCATCGACACGGTCTTGATCAGTTCGCACTCCACGTAGAGCGAGTTCGCGATCGCCTTCTGGAGCTTCGCCTCGAAGCCGGCCATCTTCGCCTCGAACTGGACTGATCCGTTCATTCCGTTGTTCGCCATCTACACGCCTCCCGGGTTGCCGAGAGACACTTGGTAGAGGTACGGCATCCCGGTGAGCGGGTCCACGAGACCGTTTACGTTCACGATCGGCCCAGTCCAGCCGTCCGGGAGAGTGATCCTGTCGCGTGGATCGACCGGTTCCTGCCGGTCAGCGGCACCCTGCGCGGTGATCGGGCAGATGAACGTGACGCTCGTGTTCTGGACGATCTGCTGCCCGCCAATGCTCGCGGTCTTACGGTCCACGATCGCCGGGCGAGAGATCGGACTGTCGTAGATCGGCTTGCCGTACTTGTCGGACCCGATCCAAGCCTCGTGCGTGACGATCGCCTGAAGAGACGAGGTGACGTTGTTCGCGATCGCGACCGCTCCTCGAACGATGTCTGCCAGACCCACTCTTCATGCCCTCATCAGGTTGCGGATGCCGGTCTTGCTCCCACGCATGGTGAACCACCAGCTTGGAAGGATGAACGTCACGGCATCAGGTACGACCTTCGCCTTCACGTCCTCCCGGAACGACAGCGAGACGCCACCAGCGCTCAGGGACGCGATGCCCTGCGTCTCGATGTCGCTGTTCGCCGAGGTGTCGGACGTGATGAGTTGCCTTGCGAACTCGGCCGTAGCACGCTTCAGTTCGATCGGGATCTCGAACGGGTCGATCTCGTACTGCTGGTTCGCCGAGAGCATCCCAGATCGGGGCCACTGGAGCGCTTGCTCCACGGTTGTCGGGTACTCGGCCCAGAGGAGCATCGAGTCCATGAGCCGAGTCGCCATCACCAGCGCAGCATTCTTTGTCGCGTCATCAGAGTCATCCCAGACCTCGCTGTGGAGGCGCTCGACATGGTACTGGTCCGCTTCCGCCAACGTCGCGTAGCTGTTGCTCGCCAGACCGGCCGGGGTGGCATCAATGACGAGAGCCATCTCTACCTCACGAGCGCCGAAACCTTGAGGTGGGGGAGAGATGCGGAGCCACCAGAGAAGGTGCCGAGCGTGAACGTGGCCTCCGTGTACGGAGCGGGAGACGTGAGCGTGTACGAGTTGCCGCCGACTCCAGACGTTCGCGCCGTCAGAGTCACGATGTCGGAGCCCGCCGTCTGGGCCGCCGCCACGTAGGGGTTGGCGACTCCGCCCGCGCTCATGTAGTCCTGTCCCGCGCCCGGGGTGCCGCCGCTCTTGTTGATGCAGCGCGTGAGGTTTAGCATCGTCGCGTCCGCCGATCCGCCGATCTTCACGTCCCCGTCAGCGCCGACGGTACCGACGAACGTGTAGACCACGCCATTCACAACGACCCGCCTCCACTCTTCTCCGTTCGCGAAGAGTGCCCCGCCGAGAGTGAACGTGGGCTCCGCGTTCGGCGCGGTGGTGTCGAGCGTGTAACTGTTCCCGGCCACACCGTACAGGATCGAAGTGAGCGTCAGCGTGTCCGTCGCGGCGTTAAGAGAAGCCGTCACGTACGGGTGCGCGATGCCGCCCGCGCTCATGTAGTCCTGTCCCGCGCCCTCGGTACCCCCGCTCTTGTTGATGCAGCGCGTGAGGTTTAGCATCGTGCCGTCGGAAGTTCCGGAGATCTTCACGTCGCCAGCGACGGCGACGGCAGCGACGAATGTGTAGATCACGCCTTGGATGTTGAGCGCTTTCGTTGCGGTCAGGTCCGTCCCGTTCTGATACACAACCGTCTGGGTGGCCCGCAATCCGGGGCTGACGTCCGTGATGTCCACGTATCCGATCGTGGTGGCTGCGTACGTCCCGGTGTACGTCCCGGTCGTGGTGTACTTCACGCGCAGCCGGTCACCGATGACTCCATCGAGAATCGTGTTGGCTGTCAGGGCACCATCGGTGGGGGTTACGCCTGCGGCCAGCGCGGTCGCGAGACCGACCTTCGACACCTTCGTCGCGTTGGCGGTCGTGAACTGGAAGCTCATGATGTCGATCCACGTGACGCCCGCGTCAAGGCTGGTCTGCAAGTACGCCGTCACGTTCGTTCCGCCAGCACCATAGCCGCTGAACTTCGCCTGCGCCAAGATGTACTTCTGCGCCTCTTGCGCGAGTCGGGCGAGCGGCATGATGGGCGAGAGTTGGGCCGTGACCGCCGTCGAGACGTCCGTATCGAGCAGGGTTACGGCCCCCTGCGCCCCTGCGAGCGACGCGCAGAGGAGCAGGGACAGGACCGCCAGACCACGGCGGAGCATTAGCGACCTCGCCTTCCACGGCGAGACTCGACCTCTGGCTCGGGCTCTGGCGCTGGCTCGGCCTTCGGGCTGAGGGCGGAGAGCATGGTGTCCACGTCCGTCGTGGGCGCTGGCGCGGGCGGCGGAGGCGGAGGCGGAGCGGGCGGTGGTGGCGGCGCGGCGACCTTCTTGGCTGGCTCGCCGGGCAGCGCGTACTTCTCGTTGTCGAAGTCCTTCGCGTTGATCGTGACCAGTCGGCCGCTCACCAACTGGATGACCTGCATCGTCTTGAGTGCCATATCGTCTCCTTACGCTGCTTCGAGTGCGAACTTGAGGACCACGTCGAAGTGGGTGGCCGTGTCCACGTCGCCGCCCGTCTTGCTGATCGTGATCGCTGTGTTCGCATCGTTCGCCGTGAACGACGCCCCATCGGCCAGAACCGCACCGACGGCACCGCCGAGTTGGCAGACCGTGTCTTGAAGAAGCGACGCCCGCGCAAACGCCACCAGCTTGCGGCCGGAGGATAGGGTTCCGAGGATGTCCACGGTCGTCACGGTACCGGCAGCGCCGCCGATCGCGACGATGGAGGCGTCCACCAGCCGGTACTTCCAGCCGGGGATCGCCGGGAGAAGCGTGTGACCCGCGTTGACTTCCACGATGGTGACGCGGTGACGATGCTCGTGCGCCACGCCCGGGTAGCGGATC